GATGCCACCAGGTGGACCGACATCGCGCAGGCGAGCGGGTTGTCTGATCCGATGACGCCGGGGTTCAATACGTTGACGGTGCCGGCGTGATCAACCAAATTCCGACAGAAGGCCAGGCGCGCCTGCCGCGTGCGCTGCTGATGGCAGGCGACACGCCGATCAAGTGGAGCGCCTTTTCCATCGATCACAACGGCATCTACGAGGCCGGCACCATCAGCGTGACGGTGGTTGCCGAACAGTTTGAGTGGGCGTGGTGGATGGGGCAGACCGAGATCGTGATTGATGTCTATATCGGCTTTGTGGCGAACCCGGATGACGTTTCCAGCGCCAGCCTGCCGCTCCTGATGACGGCGCGCATGGATGACATTACGCTCGATCCGGCCACCTCGACCATCACGCTGACGGGGCGCGACCTGACGTCGCTGTTCATCGACAACAAGGTCAACAGCGACTATCGCAACCTGACGGCCAGCCAGATTGTGGCGATGCTGGCGGCCAAATTTCCCATCCTCACCACCAGGATCACGCCGACCACTACCATTGCCGGCAATTATTACACGCAGGACACCAGCGTGGTGCATCATCAGAACACCATGTGGACGCTGATGAGCTACCTCGCGCAGCAGGAAGGCATGCAATGCTTCGTGTTGGGGCGCGAGCTGTATTTCGGCAAGTTCGGCTCGACCCTGTCCGATGCACCTTACAGCATCGTGTACCAGGCGCCGAATGACGAACAGGATTATCCGGTGATCAACGCCGAGCGATTGAAGTTTTCGCACGACCTGACCATTTCGGGCGACGTAACGGTGAATGTCAGCAGCTTTCACGGCGCGAAGAATGCGGCCTATCATGCCAAGGCGCACAGCACGCGCACAAGCAAGCTGCTGGCCAACAGCGCCAACGTGGTGCAGACCGCGCAGGAATATCACTTTACCTTTCCCGGCCTGACGCTGGCGCAGTGCCAGGACAGGGCCGATCTGCTGCTGGCGCAAATCAGCCAGCATGAATACAAACTCGACACGACTGTGCCGGGCGACACGGTGACGTTTCCGTGGACGCCGATCGCGGTCAGCGGCACTGGCACGCCGTTCGATACGACTTACCAGATCGCGCACATCAGCCGCACCTTCGACCGGCGCGGCTTTTTGCAAACCATCAGCGCGCGCACGGCGCCGCCGCCACAAGAGGTGAAGCTATCATGATCCACCACATCAAACGCGTGGTGTCCGAATTCCTGTCGAACCTGGCGTTTCCCAAGTATGGAACGATCTCGGCCTACAACCCCGCAAATTACACCGTCAAGGTGCAGTTGCAGCCGGAAGGCATCGAGACGGCGTTCATACCGCTGGAGGCGATCTGGGTCGGCAACAATCTCGGCGCGGTGTTCGGCCCGAACATCGGCGACCAGGTGCGCATCTCCTTTATCGACGGCAACCAGCAGGCCAGCGTGGTGAGCGGGCGCTTCTTCAGCAACGCGGTGCAGCCGCCGCTGGTGCAGTCGGGCCAGGCGGCATTCGTCGACAGCCAGGGGTCTTACATCAAGCTCAACAACGACGGCACGATCACGCTCGGCGCGCCGACCGGCATCACCTGCACCACCCCGCTGCTGACGCAACAGGGCAACCTGCAGGTCAACGGCAACGTCACCATCAACGGCAACCAGCAATCGAACGGCAACATCACGGCAAGCGGCACCGTCACCGGCCAGACCGATGTGGTCGGCAACGGCAAGAGCTTGCACAACCATACCCACACCGTCGGCTCGACAGTATCGACGCCGCCGAACTAGGAATCCGCATGACAGCAGAGTTTCATTGGTGGGGCCTGGACACGCAGTTCACGGCTTCGGGAGATGACGCGACCGCGACGGCGATCGTCGAGATCAATCAGCGCATCGTGCGCGAGCTGCTGACCGCGCCAGGCGAATACGTCTGGGAGCCGGCCTACGGCGCCGGGCTTGGCCGCTACGTCGGCCAGGCGTTGTCGGCAGAGAAGTTCGCGGAGATTCAGGCAGTGATCAAGTCGGTCGTGGTCAAGCAGCCCGACGTGCAGAAACTGCCGGGGCCGGCCATGACGTTCCAGAACGACGCGACCGGATTGCTTGCAGTCGAAATCATTTACACGTATGCCCCGACCGGGCAGCCTGTAACCGTATCCGTTCCCCTGACAAGTTAAACGGTGCCAGGCATGGCATACAGCATGGCATACGGTGTGGCACAAAACGTGGTGCTCTACCTCGCACGCAATACGCAACCTTTCCAGTCGGTGGTGCAACGGCGGATCGCAGCATCCGGCGCACCACCACCATTTAGTCAAAAGGAGATCCATGTTTAATCGCAGTATTTCCGGTTTGGTTGCCGCAGGACTTTGTGCGCTCGCGCAGTGCGCTGGCGCCACCGGTTCGACGGTCAATCCGAACGTGCCGGCGCAGAACGCGCTGATATCATCGGCACCGCTGCGCGCGAATTTCCTGGCGGCCTACAACGACATCAATGCCCTGATAACGCAGAACGGCGGCGTGACGCCGCCACTGGCTCCGATGCTCGGCCAGCAGTGGCTGAACATTGGCACCGTTCCCTATTATCTGGAAGAGTGGGACGGCGCGCAGTGGGTGATTTTGGGCGGCATCAATCCGAATACGCACCAATGGGTGCTGACGCCTTGCAACGCCAATACGGTCGGCGCGGTGCCGGCGCCGCCGAGTGATCCGACGCAGGTGTTGCGAGGGGATTGCACCTGGGGCGTAGCGGCGGTTGGCTCGGTGACGTCGGTGGCGGTGGCACCTGCCAATGGCTTTGCCGGAACCGTGGCGAATCCGACCACTACGCCGGCAATTTCGTTGTCAACGTCGATCAGCGGGATTCTGCAGGGAAACGGCACTGCAATCAGCGCAGCGAGCACGACCGGCACGGGCAGTGTGGTGGAATCAACGTCGCCCGTTATTACCACGCCGACCATCAACGGATTGCAATATGGCTCGACCAGCGCAGCAGTCTCGGCGGCAGGAACAACGCAGGGCACGGCGACGGCGCTGACTTCGGCCTATAACGTCGTGACGACGGTAGCGGCGGGAGCCGGCGTCATTCTGCCAACGCCAACCGCTGCCGGCACATCCGTCTCCATCGTCAACAAGGGCGCCAATCCGCTGCTTGTTTACCCGAACAGCGGCGCGGTGATCGATGCGGGCGCGGCAAATGCGGCGATATCGTTGCCGGTGGGAGCGTCTTACACGGCCCAAAATTCCAGCCCAACGCAATGGTACACCTTTGACCCGGCCGTGGTCGGCACTGCAAACCAGGTCACGGTCACCAACACACCGGGGACGACGACCATTTCGATCCCGGTGAATCCAACGCTGGGCGGCGCGAATATCACCGGCGTTCCGATCGGCAGCGGCGTCAGCGGACTTGGGTCAGGTGTTGCTACTGCTCTGGCAGGCACCGCCTCGGGCAGCGGATCGCTATGCTTGACGAATTCATGCTCTCTTGCCAGCCCCGCGATTGCATCAGGTGCGCCAACGGGGGCGGGGCAGTTGGGGTATGGCGCGGGAGTCCTGGATTTCGGCGATGGCGTTGCGAATCATAGTGTTGTCACTTACGATCAAAATCAAACCCTCAGCAATAAAACCTTTGTTGCGCCGGCGTTGGGAACCCCCGCGTCTGCAACGCTGACCAATGCCACCGGCCTGCCGCTAACCAGCGGCGTGACAGGCATCCTGCCCGGAGCCAACGGCGGCACAGGCGTGGCGAACAGCGGCAAGACGATCACACTGGGCGGCAATCTGACGACGTCGGGCGCATTCGCAACGACCTTGACCTCGACAGCAGCAACAAACGTCACGCTGCCAACCTCAGGCACGGTCATCAGCAGTGCCACGGCGCTGCCCGGGGCCGTGACGGGCACGCCATCGAGCTCGAACTATCTGCGCGGCGATGGCACCTGGTCTGCGCCGTCTGGGGGCATCGTCATCAACGGGTACATCAATGGCTTTACGCTCTCCAATGACGGAGCGACGCCAAACACCATTCTTGATATTGCAGCCGGATACGCCGCTGATTCGACAAATGCCGTGATGATCACTGGCACGGCATTCACCAAGACAACTGGCGGAACGTGGGTGGCTGGCACCGGCAACGCCGGGATGGGGACGGGACTCACCGTTGCCGCATCGACTTGGTACCATGTTTTCGCGATCATCAAAGGCGGCGCTTACGACGTGTATTTCGACACGTCGCCGACGGCCGCGAATGCCCCTTCGGGCACCACTGCGTTTCGCTATATCGGAAGTTTCAAGACCGATTCGAGTTCACATATTTTGAAGTTCTTCCAATTTGGACAATACTTCTATCCAAATTCCAGTGTTTTAGAAGTGAATTCTGGTAGTGCAACTTCTGCTACGGCAATTACCTTGGGTGGGGTTCCTTCCGGATTTAATATAATTCCCTTACTCGCGGCACAAGATTCTTCAGGAATTAATGGCGATAGCTATTATATCTGGGGCGGATCACTTGGAAGTGGTTATTCCCCTTTAGAGCCAACATTTGTTCAATCATCGAGCAGCATAACAGTACAATTGAAACTGCCGCCAATCGAAATGACAAATACATTGTCTCAAATTTATTACAAAGGCGTGGGTACTACACCGGCTCTCACGCTATTTACAACTGGATATATAAATCCTCATGTTGCTCCTAACTTCTAAGGGTTTTGAAATGGGACTTTCAAATTTTATTATTCGCAGTTTTTTTCGATAACAGCATTTTTTAATTTGAAGCACCTGCCTGCATGTGCAGGCCCAGACCGTATGGGTCGCGACAAACTCTGGCGGCGCCGTGACAGGTTTTTATGTCAACGCCGCGCCAGCGCCGAAGGCCCTTTGGGCAAGCGCGCTTGCCTCGGGAATCAGCATCACGTCGACTGGCACACCAGCACTCAATGCAATCTATGCAATGACGCCGCAGGCACAAAACAGTGCCGCTGGCATCGCCGCGAGCATTGCTTCCGGACAGGGTTTGCCGCACGGCGCCGATACGATAAATTGGCCCGATGTGGCCGGTGGCTTGCACGCGTTCAATTCCGTGCAATTCGTCGCGTTTGCGGATGCGATCCGGAACTACGTGTACGACCTCGGCGTCGCTGAGGCGATACTGAGCGCGGGCGGCACGGCGGCATGGCCGTCATCGTCGGCAACCATACCCTGACATGGCAGAAAATTTATTGATGGCCGGTCATCCTACAACAAAGACACTTCAACGCGGGATCCGACAAACGGGCTGCCCGCATTCGTATCCGTCCCCCTGACAAATTAAACGGCGCAAAACATGGCACTCAATACGCAATCTTTCCAGTCGTTGGTGCAACAGCAGGTTGCATCCATCCAGGCGGCGTGTTCCACCGTCCTGACCTTCATCATCGGTTCGCTGGAGCTGGCGCGCACCCAGGCGGTCGCCGGCGTGTCGATGTGGCTGCAGGCACTGGTGATGCAACTGCTGGGCACCACGCGGCTGGCCACATCGACCGGCAGCGACGTCGATTCGTTCGTCGGCGACTTCGGTCTGGTGCGCGAGGCGGCAGTAGCGGCCACCGGCGCCGTGACGTTCTCGCGTTTCACCAATGCGGCGCAAGCCACGATACCGGTTGGCACGACGCTGACGACAACGGACGGCACGCAGCAATTCATCGTCATCGCCGACACGACACAGACCTATTTCAATGGGTCGACCAACTCCTATATCATCCCGGCCGGCACGTCGCCGGCAAACGCGACGGTCCAGGCGGTCAATGCCGGCGTGCAGGGTAACGTCAATGCCAACACCATCACGTTGATTTCCGCAGCGATTGTCGGCGTCGATACGGTGACGAATGCGCTGGCCTATGCCAGCGGCATCGACGGCGAGAGCGACAGCGCGCTGCAGACCCGCTTCCAGTTGTACATCGCCGGGTTGAAAGAAGGCATCAAGGCCGCCGTGGCGTCGGCGATCGCCAACCTTCAGCTTGGTCTGCAATACAGCCTGACGGAGAACTTTGCCTACAGCGGCGGCGCGCAGCCTGGTTATTTTTACGTGGTCATCAACCCCGGAACATCGGGCAACATTTCGGCAGCCTATGCCGCGATTGATGCGATCAGGCCGCTCGGCATTACGTTTGGCGTATTCGGCGCGACGCAGATCACGGCCAATGTCGCCATGACCGCCACGGCGGCGACCGGCTACACTCACGCGCAGATCGTGCCTGCAATCCAGGCGGTGGTGCAGAATTTCATCGCCGCTACGCAGCTCGGACAGCCGCTCTATTGGTCGAAGCTCTACGCCGTTGTCTACGCGGTTCCAGGCGTTCAGGAGGTCACCGGCATGTTGCTCAACGGCGCCACTGCCGACCTCGCCGCCACCAATCAGCAAGTCATCGTTTCCGGCACCGTCACCGTCAGCTAATTTCAGAGGAAAATAATGTTCAAGCGTTTCATCAGCGGCTTCCTAGCCGCAGGCCTTCTTGCGCTCGCTCAGTTTGCGGATGCCACCAGCTCGTCAATCAATCCGAACGTGCCGGCGCAAAACTCGCTGATATCGTCGGGCCCGCTGCGCACGAATTTCCTTGCGGCGTATAACGACATCAACGCACTGATCGCGCAGAACAGCGGCGTCACGCCGCCATTGGTCCCGGTGCTCGGCCAGCAGTGGCTGAACATCGGCACGATTCCCTACTACCTGGAAGAGTGGGACGGCGCGCAGTGGGTGATTTTGGGCGGCCTGAATGCGAATACGCACCAATGGGTGCTGACGCCTTGCAACGCCAATACGGGCGGCGGTGTGCCGACGCCGCCGAATGACCCGACGCAGATTTTACGCGGTGATTGCACCTGGGCGACGGCGGCCGTTGGGTCGGTGACGTCGGTTTCGGTTGCGACTGCAAATGGATTTGCCGGCACCATCACCAACCCAACTATCGCGCCGACAATCACGCTTGGCACAACTGCCACGGGAATCTTGCAAGGCAATGGCACTGCCATCAGCGGAGTCAGCACGACCGGCACCGGCAGCGTTGTCGAGGCAAACTCACCTGTCATTACGACGCCGACCATCAACGGATTGCAATACGGATCAACGAGCGCATCGGTTTCTGCGGTCGGAACGACGCAGGGTACTGCGACCGCGCTGACTTCCGCATACAACGTAGTGACAACTGTCGCAGCGGGAGCCGGCGTCATCTTGCCAACGCCGAGCGCTGCAGGCGCTTCGGTTTCCATCGTCAACAAGGGCGCGAACGCGCTGCTCGTCTACCCAAATAGCGGCGCGGCGATCGACGCCGGCTCGGCCAATGCCGCCATTTCGTTGCCGGTAGGTGCTTTCTATACGGCACAGAATTCTAGCACGACGCAGTGGTACACCTTTGATCCAGCTGTTGTTGGCACTGCCACCCAGATCACGGTCACCAATAGCCCGGGCACGACGACATTATCGATTCCGACGAACCCGACGCTGGGCGGAGCGAATTTCACTGGTATTCCGATCAACGGAGCCATATCTGGACTCGGAACGGGCGCCGCGACCGCACTTGGCACGAATGTCGGTTCCGCCGGCGCGGTAGTGGTAAACGGTGGCGCCCTCGGCACACCAGCATCGGGAACCCTGACCAATGCGACTGGCCTTCCGCTGGCCACCGGAGTGACTGGCGTTCTGCCTGTCGCCAACGGCGGGACCGGACTTACGACGGCCCCGGCAAATGGCGTGCTCAACATCGGCAACGGCTCGGGCTACACGCGTGCAACCCTGACTGCCGGCACTGGGATCTCGGTTACGAACGGCGCCGGATCGATCATCATCGCGTCGTCAGGTCCCACAGTGATCCCCGGATACATTCATGGGTTCACGCTATCGAACGATGCCACTACACCCAATTATGTGATCGATGTTGCAGCGGGCAGCGCTTCGGACACAACCAATGTGATGATGATTAACGGTACTGCCTTCACCAAGCAGGTAAGTGGGACAAGCTGTACCGGCAGCAGCAATGCATTTGCTGTCGGCATGGGAAACTGTGGTCTGTTCGGTACGGCCTTCGCTGCGAGTACCTGGTATCACGTGTTTGCGATTCTTTGCAGCGGTTCGTTCGATGTCTATTTCGATACCTCAATCACTGCTGAAAACAAGCCGGCATGCGCGACAAACTATCGATATATTGGGGATTTCCTTTCCAACTCAACACCATACATTTATCCGTTC